TTATAAACCCATTGATAATTGCTTATCGTTAGCTGGGTGAAGTGTTACCGCACCGATCAGTTGAGGTTTTGTAATGTATCTTGCAAGGGTTTCATGACTGACGAACGTTGCACCGCAATTAATATTTGTGCACTGGTTATAGCGTTCTTTTGTCTCAGTGGTGACATCACGGGAACTGCGGGTGCGGGCAAGTTCGCCGCAAAGAGGACATTTCATCATGATTGATTTACCTTTTATCATCATGTTGATATTGCGTTAATTATAGCAATTACTGATGATGTATACAGTGTTATTTTACGTATTTATCCGTCACCCATTTCGACAGCTGAAATTTTTACTTCAAATTCCAGTGCAGATGTAAATCCGCTGTCATTCAGAGAGTGTGACACTTTCGTCAATATCCATTCTGCGCCGTCAATTTCCGGCTTAAACCCCTGAACTTTTACCGGCATTTCCGGGTAGATATCCGCCCGGCCTTTTGCCAGCTGGATAGACAGAGATGCAACACCGCGCTGCATTTTTTCCCAGGCGGCTTTCGCTGCCCGTTCAGCATTATTTTTGTTCGCGTAAGTGTGTGAAAGCGTCAGCACATTTCCTTCTTCACCGACCAGATAATCCCCCTGTGGCTCGTCAGGTTTTTTAATTTTCTCCGGGCTTTTCTTTTTGGTCTTCCGCTTGCGTTTAACTTTTACTTCGTCTTTTTTCTTTGGCTTGCGGGTGTTCAGCCATGAGGCAATAACGCCGGTATATGCGCCACGGTCGGCCAATGAAAACCGGTAGCCGTCACCGACGGACCGCGTGATCAGCAGCGGCGGGATTGGTTTTCCGGACGCGGTTTTTCCGCTGCCCTGCGGCATAAACAGCAGCTGACCGTTTTTTATGGCCGCGACAGCGCCCTCCTGTTTGCCGAGCCGCGCCAGAAAGGAACCGTCTGATTCGTTGGTCTGGTCGATATGAGCGATTTTAATCTCAGCGAGTTTCTTCTCGATCACCGGCTCTACGTTATTCCGCTTTGCAATGGTGGTGATGATGTCGCCCAGCGTTTTTTCGTGATAGGAAACCTCGCGCTTTGCGTTCAGTGACGAACGGAAATCCGCACTACGCCCGCGTATGGTCAGCTTGTCAGGCGGGCCGCTGTGCTCTATTTCATCAACGGTAAATTTACCCTTAAAAATCAGCGGTTCATTCTTCCAGCCTAAGTGCAGTGATAACACCTCACCGCGCTTTGGCAGCATCATTTTGCCGTCGGCATCATCGATCTCGATGTCCAGCTGGTCGGCCTCAAATCCGCGGTTGTCCGTCAGTGACAGTGAGATCAGCCGCCCCTGAATCCGCTCATTGATGTTGACGGATCCAGCGGAAAGCGAATATGCCGGGGTGCATTCACTGCCGGTGAGGAAAAAATCCGTCATGATAATAACCCTGTAATGCTGTCAGAAATTTTATTACCCATGCCGCTGATGGTGTCAGTCAGTGAGTCAAGCTGTGCGCTGATATCACCGAACATTTCAGACAGCGATTCATCAACGCGGGTGAGTTTGATAGTGAAATCTATCTTTCTGGCCGAGCTGTCGTGAAAAAACTCACTTTTATTTTTACTGATGGACTCAATAACATACATCCCGTAAATGGTTCCCTCGCCGCCGATAAACGACCAGGCTTTTCCGCTGTCGGCCATGGCTTCCAGCGCCATCATGGAAAACTTACCGCCGCTGATTTCCGGGCAGAGTGTGCCGGACAGGGTAATCGGATCATTGGACAGCCCCAAAAATTGCCAGGACGGACGCTTTCCGACCCGGCTGTTATACGCAAACCGGTATTGTTTTTCTTCCTGCATCCCCTGAAACGGCACGGTTCGCAGCTCAAACACGAACAGGCCGAGTGCAGCCATAGCCATAATTAAAACTCCTCTGTGTCACTGTAACCGCTGCGGCGGCTTGCCTGCTGTCGGCGGGCGTGCGCGTCCAGCTGGCGGGCAACTTCGCTGGCGATATCCTGTGCGGAATGCGCCGGTGTCGGGTAGATGTTGATGACCGGCGCGGCGTTCTGCTGTGATGAATACGCGCTGCTGACAGAACCGGCGGCGGTTTGTGCCGGTGCTGCGGCTATCGGCTGGGACAGCGTACTCAGTGCCAGCATTGCCAGTGCTGCAGTATTTTTCCTGCCGGTCACATTTGCCGGGCCGTCCACTACTTCCGGCCCGTTCTCACCGACAATACCCCACTGACCGCGCGGAATATGTCCGCCGGAATCATAGGCTCCGGCAAATTTTTTGTCCGGGATCGTCCAGTTGGCATTACGGATGCCGCCGGTTGTTGTGCTCTGTTTTGTGGCCTCTACTGCCGCCACGAACTTCGGATCCTGTTTTGCTTCCTTCAGCCAGTCCGGCGTAAGAGCGTCTTTTGCCATTTGCTTTATTTCGGCAAATTTATTCTTCAGGTCTTCCCATTTTTCGTTAATGCCGTTAATGACGCTGTCTATCATGTCAGATGCGGCCTGCTTCATGGTTGTCGGGAGGTTCTGAATATCCGTGATGATTTGATCCCACTTGGTTTTAATGGTGGTTTTCACGGTTTCCCACAGATCAGACATGTATTTTTTGATACCGTCCCAGTTTTTATAAATCAGCCCGACAAGAGTGTAGTTCAGGAAATAATTTTTTATTCCCTCCCAGGCCCTGCTGATGATGCTGCCTATCCATTTCCATGCGGCATCACAGGCACTGACAATATCCGCCCACAGCTTTTTAAAGAACGCGGCGACAGAGTCCCAGTTTTTATATATTGCGTAGGCGATACCGGCGATCACGGCGGCGGCAAGAAACAGCGGGTTCGTCAGCAGGGCTTTTCCGATACCGAATAAGGCCAGTCCGATGGCTTTCAGTCCTTTAGCCAGCAGGCCAAACGCACCGGCACCCTTGATGCCGAGAACTGACATACTGAGTTTCAGCATAGCGATCGGGCCGAGCATCGCGGCCAGCATCAGAACAATCGCGCCGCCCACGGCGAGGATCACGCCCAGCGCCAGGGCAATTTTTGTCAGCGTATTCGCCAGCTCCGGATTGCGTTTCGCCCAGTCCCCGACCTTACTGATAATATCAGTGATTGATTTCGCGATATCCCGCAGCGGGCTGTCAACGCCGCCGAATATCTGAATACCGACATCCTCCCATGCGGAGGTCAGGTTTTTTAAATCGCCGTCAAGGTTATTTGTCATAGTGTCAGCAACTTTCTGCGCCTCACCTTTGGCCGCTTTGACTTCGGCGATCATTTTTTGCAGTTCGCCGCTGCCTGCCTGGTCTGTCAGTACCGACAGGGCAGAAAATGCTTCCTCACCCGCAATGTGTTTGAAGTACCCGGCGCGCTGCGCGGTACCCATTTTCTTTGTCTTTTTATCCAGATCAGCAAGGATTTCCGGCAGGCCGCGTAAGTTGCCCTTGGCATCACGGGTCTTGATGTTCAGTTCTTCCAGTGCGTCAGCAGCCTGTTTTGGCGGTTCAGCCAGACGGCCGAGGATAGATCGCAGGCTGGTACCGGCCATGCTGCCCTGAATACCGGCATCGCCGAGTTTACCGGCGGCAACAGCGGCGGTTTCCAGATCAACACCCAGACCGGACGCGACCGGCGCGACATATTTCATCGTGTCGCCCAGCATATTCAGGTTGGTGTTTGACCGGGTAAAGGTGGCAACGAGCGTATCACTGACGCGGTTCATTTCGTCAGAGTTCAGTTTGAACCCGGTCAGGATATTGGATCCGATATCGGCTGTGGTGGCGAGGTCGATATCACCGGCAAGGGACATCGACAGGGTGCCTTTCATGGCGTTCTGTATCTGCTCCGGTTTAAATCCGGCCATAGCATAGAACGATTGCCCCTGCGCAACTTCATTTGCCGTAAATGCCGTGGTCGCCCCCAGTTGCCGAGCCTGTTCGCGCAGTGCTTTATACTCTTCTGAGTTCTTATCAAGCCGGGTCAGCGCCTGCACCTTTGACATCCCGACCTCAAAATCATAGCCCGGCGCCATAAATTTCTTCCCGGCATATAACGCCGCACCGCCGGTCGCCATCGCTGCCGCGCCGGTACCGGCCATTTTATTCCGGACATCCATCGTTTTCTGATAGCTGCCTTTGGCCGCTGCCATCCGGCGCTCCTGTTCGGCGCTGCGGCGCAACTGCTGCTCCTGCCGTTGCAGTTGCTGAGTGGTGCGGGCAATGTCGCTGTTCAGGCGGCGCTGTGCCTGTCCGAGTTGGGTTGTCGAGATGCCGTTAGCCTGTAAGGCGGTGCGCTGTTGCTGAGTGGATCGCTGTAGTTGTTCAAACCGGTTTTTCAGTTGACCGGCTTCACGCTGCGCGCGCTTGAGTGCTTCTGCCTGTTGCCGGGTCGGATTGCCGGATGCGTTCATTTCGCGGGCTAGGGCGGCGGCGCGTTGTGTTGCCGCCTGATAAGCCTGCTGCGTTTCGGTGAGTTGCTGTTTGGTTTTACGGAAGCCGTCAATTTGTCCGGCCTGCCGGTTCAGGTCTTTCAGTGCATCGCGGGACTGGCGGACAGCGCCCGCCAGTCGTTTGTTGGATTCCTGCGCACTGCGGAACGGCCGGGTTAATTTATCGACGGCATTTAACACGACCTGTAAACGGAGGTTTCTGCTCATTCACTGTTACCGCTGCGTTTGTAAGCGTGATAACGCCATTCAATTAATTCTGTCAGACTCATTTCCGCCGTGTCGGCGGGTGTCCAGTGAAAAATGGTGGCAATATCTGCCACCAAATCATCGACTGTCAGTCTTGGGGGTAATTGTTCTGCATCGACTTCGGCAGCAAAAAATTGACCACCTCGATTGACATATTGAGCAGGTCACCCGGCGGCATCGCACCGATTTCATCTTTTGTCAGAGCGGGAACGGTGATACGCGGTAACACCTCGGTCATGGAGTTGACATCCATTTCCAGCAGTACCTGTAAACGCACCCCACGCAATGCGCCGGATTTAGGCTTGCGGATAGTGACACTGGTTATCTCGGTATCACCGCGTTTGATGGGTTCATCCAGTTCAACAATCACAGATGTTTTATTAATGTATTCAGTCATTTATATTTTCCTGTTACAGCCCGATAGCGGCGCGTTGTTCTGCCAGACGGTCTTTCCCGTCCACTTTTTCAACCATATTGATGACATCAATCTCAATGAGATCAGCACCGTTCCAGACCAGCCGGTAATAGGTCGGTTTAAAGCTGAACTTTACCTGAGTGTTATCGCCCTGTTTGGCACTGCCCGGGTCGATTTCAGATAAGCGACCGCGAACCACCACCTCACAAGCGATGGTTTCACCGGTATCGTCGCGCTGATAGGCCCCGGCAAATCGCAGCGGCACACCGTCAATTTCGGCAATGCCCCACTGCTTATAGAGTTGCGCTTCCATACCGCCGAGGGTCATTTCCATTCCCAGCGCGTCATCTTCAAGCCCTAAATCAACGTGTGCGGCACCGTTCATGCCGCCCGCGCGGTAGGCTTCGAGTTTGCGGGTCAGCTTCGGCAGGGTGATTTCTTCGGCTTTACCCTGCCAGTTATCGCCGTTGAAAAACAGGTTCATGTTTTTCAGTTTATGCGGTAAGGCCATGATTACCCCTTAATTTTTGATGCAAAGTCCATCAGGTATCTGTCGGTGATACGCTGACGCAGTTTGATATTTTCAGCCGGTGGCACCGGTGTGTAGTCATAATCGATCGCTAACTGCCCGTCTTTCAGTTCTTCTTTGCTGTTGGCATCCGGATCAAACCAGCACTCACCGCCGAGCAGATAACCCTGAGTCGTCAGGCTGCGCATTTTGGCGTTGATACCGTCGATCATGTCTTTGACCAGTGTCGGGGTCATCGGCTTATCAACCGCCCACATGTGTGCCTCTGCCATGGTATCGGCCAGTACCTGCGCGGTGCGGGTGTAGTTTTCAAAGGCAAACAGCGGATCATCGGAACAGGTGCGGGAACCCCAGAAACGGAAACCGTCTTCACGGATCAGGGTGGTGATGTCGTTTTCATTCAGCAGACCGGCATCGGTTGCCGGGTCCTGCAATTCCCACGATATATCTGCGGAAATACCGGTTACACCATTCACCCCGATGTTTGACAGAGTTTTATGCCAGCCGATTTCTTCGTCAATTTTTGCACGCAGCCCCAGCGCCCGCGCGACGGCGTAAGCATTGGCCTCTGCATTTTTGACGGAATCCCACGACATAAAATCAGGGTGAATCAGCATCAGTTCACGCTGACTGAAGTTTTTGCGGTAGTCCAGTACGTCCGGAATGGTCTGGCAGCCGTAGGCGCTGGCATAGGCAAATGCCCGCAGTGTTTGAGCAATCGTGACCAGTTTTGATGTGACCGCCTGCGTGTCATGCCCGGGAACACCAATAATACGCGGCTTAACGCCGGTATGTGCTTTTGCGACGAGCAGCGCCTGCATGCCGGTTTTGCGACCGTCGTCCGTCGTGCCGCCGATAATATTTGATGTGGTTTCAGCTTCGCTTTCACCCTGTTCAACGCGGACAACAACCGTTACCGGTTTGGTCTGGTCGCTGATTGCCTGGAGCGAGTGCGCCAGCGTTCCGGTATCACCGGCCTTGCCGAGTGCTGAACGGATATCAGTCACCAGAACGGGCTTGTTCAGCGGGAATTGTTTTACATCCGCATCGTCAGCGGTACAGACCATGCCGACAATTGCCGTACTGACCGTGCGGATAGGGCGTGTACCGTCATTAATTTCAATGACCCGCACGCCGTGATGATAATCTTGTGCCATAGAAAGAAGCTCCTCTTTTTGGTGCTTTCTATGGTGTTATTGATATGGCGTGATGTCGTGCTGTTGGTGTTGTATGAGGAGGTTGTACAACAAAGGGGCAAGCGCCCCTTTTTCTTACTGTGGTTTTTGCGGCCAGTCGATATCCGGTGCGGTGGTGGTGTCCACGGCTTCCAGTTCATCCAGATAATCCAGCCAGGCGATTAACAGTGTTTCTTCGTCTGGCTTGATGCGTTTCATCGCATGTTTTGTTTGCAGCAGTTGCGTTTCAGACTGAACCTCTGCAATCAGTGCCTGCTTATCGTATTCTGCTTTTGCGATCAGTTGTTCTTTAGTTGGAGGCGGATTAGTAATGTTATCGGCTTCTTCTTTGGTGATTTCAGTCACCTTTTCTTTTATCCATTCTTTGGCAGAATCATTGTCTTCAAGTGCGTAAACTTCATTATTTTTTGTTTTGTAATATTTCATTGTGACAGCTCCACCCATCTGTTAATAACAACCCATTCTGTAGGCTGTCCCCACCCACCGTTAACGCTGTACCGTTCACCCGGCTGAACCAGTGCATTCAGAGAAACAACCTCATCCGCAGAAGTCCATCGGTAATCAACTCTGTTATTACCATTTGCATCAATAACCTGAATATCAATACTAAAAGGGTATTGTGTGCCGGTTCTGTTTGATTCAACATGGATAATGCGTGGCTTACTGTCGGTGTTGGTATACCAGACTTTATTTTGACGACTGGACGTCAGATTTTTGTAGGTTTGCCCGACACCAAAAAGCTGATCTGCGGTCGCAATATTTTTACCGTCAATTTTAAATCCGCCTGAACCAATAAATAGCTTTTGCCCTGTAGCTCTGTTCTCGATCACTACTTCATTGCTGTTTACGACTCCCCACCAGGCAACCATTTTTCCAAGCAGGTATAACTCATGGTAGACCGAAGTTCCGCTGGTTGCGTTTGTCGTTAATCCCTGACCTCCGACATATTCAATATTCAGTTGCCCGGTAATTTTCCCGCCAGTCTTATCGAATTTTTTATTTAGTTCGTCCCGCGTTGCATAGTCACCCTTCGACTGCAATTTACCTATCTCAGTCGTCAGTAAATGCAACGATGCCACTTTCCCGGTATCGTTGCCAAGTTGCTGGGAAATATCCGCCTTATCAAATTTTTTCAGCATTTCCAGCTTAAAGAACGGATTCAGAACATAATCACCAATCGGCTGATAAGTCTTTGCGGCTCTGGCCTCTGATGCCTGAATCGCGGTATCAATACTTTTGGTCACATACTCCCGCGTTGCCAGCACCACGGACGGATCCACTTTCAGGGTGATAGCCTGGGTACTGCTGACCATCAGCACCATCTGAATAACCTGTGTCCGGCCAGACCCCTCCTGTAGATTCGGCTTGTAGGTTTCCGGGGCGTTGCCGACCGCGATCAGACCGCCGTTATCATCAAACAGCCCAATTTCACGGATAAACCAACCGCCCTCATTTTCAGGGATCACCTGTTCAGCAATGATGAAATTCGGGTTTTTCTCGTCAATTGATACCTGATTGACTGCCGCCCGGCGGGTTTCGCGGACTAACTTTGTCTGCGCCGGATCCGGAACCGGCAGCGTACCGCCGCCGTCACCGACCGCCATTGCGGAAATATTCATCTGCGTACCCAGCGCGACAGCGTTCGCCAGCTGTGCCGCGCCGTAGTTCGTCAGGATAGCGAAATACTTTGCTGTCATGGGTTTATTCTCACTTTATCAATGGTTATCAGCGCAGCACCGAGATAGCCCGCGCTTTCCACCCGGACGGTTTCCGGGATATACGGATAAACAGTCAGCGTGTCGCCGGTGTTGGTGGCGGCACCGCAGTAAAAATTGCCGGATGTGCTCAGGTTAATAGATAATCCCAGCAGGTGGCGGCTGACTGGCTTTGCGTCGAATATCAGGCGCTCCAGCTCGTAATAGGTTTCTTCGGTGATGCCGGTTTCCGACACGCCGACCGTCAGGCGGAATGTTCCGTTACGGTCGCCGGTTTTCCACCACTCAGTGACGCTGATCAGATAGCCGAGCGGCTCCACAACACGCCGCAGCGCCCCGATGGTGCCCTTATGTTTGTGAACGAACATGGAGGATTTGATAACGTCCCGCTTTGTCCGCTCTGGCCAGTTGGCATCCCAGCGGTCAACCGACCATGCCCACGCCAGATACGGCAGCAGATGCAGCGGACAGGTATCAGGATTGACCAGGGTTTTTATCGGTACCGGCACGCGCTCTATCGCGGCACAGGCTTCAGCGGCGGCAAGTTCCAGCGGACTGGATCCGGTCGGCAGCAGGCGGCTATTCATCGGAACCTCCGACCGTCACTGTCACATCAGTACAAAATGACGCCTGGGTATTGCTGATCACGATATCTTTTACCGGGTTTTTCAGTTCGACGCGCTGAACCCCCTCAACATGCAGGGCGGCGTAAATGGCCGACAGCCGGATATCACGCCCGATACGGTGCTGCTCTTTCACATACCGCGCTATCCGTTCCCGGGCTGCCGCCTCAATCGGTTCGGATTCCGGTGTCGGGAACAGATAAAGCGCCGCATCGATGGTGTAATTGATTATCTCAACGGATTTCACGGTCACGCGGTCAGCCACCGGGCGCACATTCTCATCATTCAGCGCCTTATCAACGAGGGTCAGCAGTTCCGCCGGTGCCGTGCCGTCGCCCTTGCGTGACAGCACGCTGACGGTCACACAGGCAGGCTCCGGACTGATTGCCGAGGCATCCGCGACCAGTCCGGATGCGCTGCGGGCATGAAAAACATAAGCGCCGACCGGCCCGGCAACGCTCATCCCCTCAAACGCCTGCGGAATACGCATCCGGAAATCAGCATCGGATTCATAAACGGCCGGCAGTGGCGGGATCACGGTGTCGTCAGCTTCCCGGATAACCAGCCTGCGAACGTTGTTGTTCGCGCCCAGCTGATCCAAATCCGCCCCGTAGGCATAAGCCACCATACAGGCGCGGGCGGCTTCATTGACACGCTGCCGCAGCAGCAACTCACGGTAGGCGTTTTCCTGTAACAGCTTGGTCAGCGGCTCGGATTCCAGTTGCAGCACACGGGCGACCGGCGTTCGCAGTTCTTCCGGCAGAGAGGCCAGCAATGCGGCTTTACGCTCAGTGAAAATCTGTTCGAAATCTAATGTTTCGATCACGTCCGGCGGCGGTAACTGGCTGATGTCGATGGTTGGCATGATTACCTCAGTGGCACGGAAAAGGAAAACGGCTGGCCGGTTCCGGCGTACACCCCGGACAGGTCGATCACAATGCTGCCCGGCTGCGGTGACGAAATCGTCAGTTGCTGAATCTGAATCCGCGGTTCCCAGCGCAGCAGGGCGGAATAGCAGGCGGACATCAGTTGCAGCCGCAGCGCTTTGTTGTCCGGCTGATCAGTCAGGCGGAACAGCAGGGATCCGTAGGTGCGCCGGGCAATGCGGGAACCGATTGGCGTCATCAGAATGTCGCGTACCGACTGGCGGAGATGCTCAATATCTGTGATACCGCTGCCGGTCAGGGCATTAAATCCGTAATATTTCATTGCGGACCATCCGTCCGGCTTCCGCCTCGCTCTACGCCGCCGTGGTCATGATCATCAATCACCACGCCGTTTGAAGAGAATGTCCCGCCGGTGTGTTTAAAGCTGCCGGACATCTCGCCGCCTTGCATCACGTTCAGCGTGGCACAGGTCAGATTGTCAGAGCAGATAACAGTCGGGGTGATAAAACGGATATTTTCACTGGCATTCACAATCACAACCGGCGAGGTCGCCGTGATACTTTCTCCGGCCTCAATCAATGCGGTTTTGATGCCGGTCGCAATCAGTGCGCCGGTCTCCGGTTCGTACTCGATCACCGCACCGTCAGGGTAGGTAACGTGGTTTGCCGTCAGTGAGGCGGTCGGCTCGCTATGCTCATCAGAAAAAATTCCCGGCAGCACAACCGCCGTGGTCAGTTCGCCGCCGACAGAGAGGATCACCACCTGTTCACCGACAGACGGCATCCAGCTGCTGCGGGCGGTTCCGGCACGCAGTGTCACAACCGGCAACCAGTCTGTTTCCAGATCGCCGGTCTGTACACGACAGCCGCGACCGACTTTAACAGCGGTGACAACGCCGGTACGGATGATATTTCTGATAAGGCGGAGGAGTTCCGCGATTTGGGTGTTTGCGCTCATGCGGACAGCCTGCCACCGAACCGGGGATTAATGCACCGGCTCCGTGTTGTATGTCCGTCAGATACAACATCAGGATGCGAGGAAGTCGATAATAGCCGCTTCAATCCTGCGGGCATCATACGGCGAGAAGCCCAGCAGTTCACGCTGCGGGTATTGAATATCAAGGTTGCGTAACCGTTCTTTCTGACCGAACTGATGCACTGCAGCAATGTTAGCGGCGGCAGGGGCAAAGAAGATCGCCGCCTCGTTTTCACTGGAGAATACGCGCATGTAACGGACAGTTGCCAGGCGTTTAAACATGCGGGTCTGTTTGCTTTTGCCTTTGACCTTTATCCGGTCTTTTTTAATGGCTGTGAACCGCTGAATATCACCCTTGCGGAATGAGCGCTGTGCATTTTTATCAATATCGGTACCGGTGATCAGCCGCTTGTTCTGCTGCCAGTTTTTCAGCCGCCGCTCACGCCCGCGCCAGATAAAACGCATCTCCCGCTGCACGGTAATAAATTGTGCCTTACGCCGGGTATAGGCGCTGCCGTCCGGGTTTTTCTGTTCCCGGATGCGGGCTATCTGACTTTTGCGCAGATCACGGACAATCGCCCGTGACAGCTTTTTCCGTTCTGCCGGACTGACCCGGGCCAGCAGCCCGGCGAGTTCATGATTCAGGGCATCAAGACTATTTTCTGACATTCAGGTATTCCCAGCTGTCCATCGGGTTTTCCGGCTCCGGTACCGCTTCAACGTGATATTTACCATCCTGCACAGAGACAATAATCCGCTCTGTCAGCTTCAGGTCAATACTGATATTCGCGGTCTGGTTATTGAGAATGTCCGCCTCAAAGCGGATGCCGTTGGCGCGTTTGTCCGGGTTGGCGAGAATATCCGGCTGATGCTGTTTTACCCATTCGACCACCACGGCAAAGACAATATTCTGATCACCGGGAAAGGCTTCAAGGATAATATTCAGGCTGTAAATGTATTCGTAGGACAGTGATGGTTCATTAGTGGCAAAAATGCCGCCGTCATCCACGAACAGATACAGTTTTTCCGGGTTCTCTTTCAGGTACGGAATCTTCCGGCACAGGGTATCTTTAATGCTGTTGAGTTTGTTCATGCTGTCTTGCCTTTTCGGCGGCGCGGATGCCGTCCAGCTGCGTGTTTGCCTCATCCAGATCCGTGATCAGCAAATCAATCCACAATGGCAGTTCGCAGTACGTCAGAGTCCGGGCGGCAGGGACGGCGGCACCGGTTTTGTCAGTGAGTCCGGCAGCGGGTTGCATTGTGCGGGCACGTAGACGGTACGTGTCGCGGAGCAGGCCGTCAGAAACAGCGCGAGGCACAGGCAGATCACAGGTCGGATTGTTTTTAAGAATGGTGCGGTATTCAATCTGGCGCTCCTCCGAGGCGGCACGCTGCGAAATATTACTCTGCGTAGCGGCCTGCGCTATCCGGTTAAACCGGTTAAATTCAAATGACTGCGCGGCGATAATACCGGCCTGCCGGTCAAGGTCTTTTTTCAGCGCGGCGTTTTCACCGGCCAGCTGTCCGGCCTTATCATAGTAATGTTTCAGGCCGAGTGATAATAAGCCCGCAATCAGCAGGCTGAACAGCAGCGAGATAATGCGGGCTTTAGTTGTCATAACAGAGACCATGCCTGTTCAAATACAGCATCGGCGTATGGTTGTGAGGCATTTTCGACCTGAATAATAGCCTTTGCCAGTCTGAACGCGGTTTGTTTATCGTAAACATCCAGGCAGTCACGGCGACCCAGACCGGTTTCCTTACAGACCCGGGTAATATACCCTTCGGTATTATTACGGTCTTTCGGTGGTGCCCAGCGCTCAATAATTTCTTCCACGGTGTCAATATTTCCGCAGCCCACACCCGGCTTACCCGGATATTTTGAGTATGACCGCAGCAGTTTAAACAATGCCCGGATACCGTATTCAGGTTTGGTAAAGCGGCAGTGCCGTGACTCAATCGCCGGATCAAACGGTAATTCACCAAGCCATTTATTTTTCGGACTGTAATCAATATTGCCCGGATTATTATTTCGGATACCTCGTGACATTAATCAGTCTCCCAGTCGTTTATTAATCATGCGGTGTGCAATGTCGCGGATCTTCTCAACACCTAAAAACCCGACCGCGCCGCCAATCATGCCGGAGGCACCGTTCGGAATACCGATAAACTCCGCGCCGCTGATAATCGCCCATGACAGCGCACCGCACAGCAGGCATTCAGCCCACTTGTTTTTACGGGTGTCGCCGTCATAAATCAGGCAGGCATAGCGGATAAAAATGGCTATCGCCACGCCGGACAGTTGCGGCCAGGCGTTTTTGAGTGTGTCGAGAATGTCAGCCCAGTGTTCTTTCATCGTTTTCATACCCATCCCCCTTTGTGGAGGTGTTATCAGTCCCAAAGCCGGATCATTGTTTTTTGCGGTTGTTCCGCCGTGTCCGGCAGTTCAACCAGCGTTCCGTGCGGTAACACGGCACCGTGACCGGCAAGCCCGGGGTTCAGTTCCAGTGTCTGTTCAACGACACCTGCCGTCTGCCCGAGCACCCGGAAGCACAGGGCGTCAAGGGTTTCATCCTGTAACGCAAAGACTTTCATATCAGTTCACAGATGTTGTGCGATTCACCTTTGATACGCTGGATAGCCCACTGCATATCACGGTGCAGGTCATCCACCGTTTCACTCAGGGCGGCGGCTTTCTTTTCGCCGCTGTCGGTGGTGTCAGTGTCGCGGTAACGCTCTGTCAGTGTCGCTTTTGCCCCGCTGTAGACCGCACGGCGGTAAAGCAGCATCAGTTCACTGTCGTTATTGATGTGGTCGGCCGGTACGGCCTCCAGTGAGGCAAACCCGGCGGCAGTCTGTGACCGTTTCCACGCTGACAGTTCGCGGTTAACCTCGATCATGGCGTTGACCAGTGCGTGCCGCAGCCGTTCCGTGGTGACTTTGCCGTCTGTCAGTACTGACTGCTGATAATGGCGCAGACTGATGTCCGGGAAAAAATCCCCGCTGTTTAGTGTTTCATCCGGTATGTCAGTGGTTTTATCTGATGTGAAGTCCATCGGTTACCCCGTAAAAGGTGGGCGGTGGACAGCGGATTAGCCGGTCGGCTGGTCCGCTGTGCCGCCCCGGCGCTGTGGCTCGTTCTGTTGTGCCGCGTCGCGTTCTTCCTGCTGCTTGGCGATCAGCTTTTCCAGCTGACGCAAATCCTGCTTAACGCCGACACGGTCATATAATTCAAGTGCCCGCAGCCACGAACAGGTGGCAGGCTGTAAATACCCGTCGTCACGCTGTGCATAGCCCAGCCATTTCAGGAGATTGGCCCGGACCTGATCCGGCATGTCTTCCTCGCCGGTCAGGCTCAGGGTGCGGGTCAGCACATCCAGCGGTACCGGGGTTTTGGCGGCGTACATCTTTTCCGCCATATCCGCGATTTCTTCCGCAATGGCACACCCGGTTGTCCGGGTGTGGTTTTCCGGCATTTTCAGGCCGTGGCGCAGGGCGTAGTCCGCAATATCCAGTGCGCCGTGAAAGTCTCCGGCATCAATCCGCCAGAGCATCACGCGCATCAGTACATCGTCCTGCTGTCCTCTGCCGGAAGCCAGAATGCCGCCGACCCACGGCGCATAGTTCGGCAGCATTTCCCGCTTGGTGGCCGCTTTGCGCTCAAATGACTGGATGCGCTTCAGCCTGCGGCGGTCAGCGTTCATCATCAATGTCATCTGTGTGTAAGCTGTGCCGGTCTGTGTCTGCGGGTTGCGCTGCTGTGCATCCTGCTGCGCACTGACCCGCATCACATGACGGCGGAAAATACTGCCGCCCATTATTCTCCGTCCTTTTTGCCGGTATCACCGGTGTCCGGTGCTTCCGGTTTTTGGGTGCCGTTCTGCATCTGAATATTTTCGATCAGTGCGGTACCGCGATAATCCTCAACAACATACGCTTCATTGACGGATTCGTAGTTCTCAATCCGGTCACGTTTCGGGTTGTCGATGATGTGGCGGCGGCGGGTTTCGCTCTGCCAGTAAATAGACAGGTTATCCAGACGGGTGATAAACAGGGCGTTTTCCGGGAAGTATGGCGCACGTACGGCCTGTAACCCGCCGATGCGTTTCTGGCTGATAATCAGATCAGCGGCCAGTTTTTCACTGTTTTCCTGTTCCTTGTTAACCAGCGGGAAATATTTGTCGGATAACAGTTTGCGCCCGCAGATAACCACCAGTTCAGTATCATCGCGGTACTCTTCGTCGATAACCTCATCAACAGCGCTCATCACCAGTGCATCAAGGTTATTGAAATCACCGTCTTTACCCACGCGGATCACGGCGGAAATCACGTTACCGGCATCGTCTCTGACATCACTGATCACATGCGCTTCTGCATCGGTGCGGACTTTTTGCAGCCAGCCGATATTGACGTCTTCCAGCATTTTGTTTGCAGCACGGTCGGATTTTTTGGCACGGTGCGTACCGTTAAAGCCAATCATGATACGGTCAAGCGCCTGACGGCGGATAATGGCGTTACGGATACGTAACTGAAAATCCTTGAACTTCGCCCACAGATCCAGTTTCTGATAGGTCAGTGCGGTGTCATAGTTGGTCTGCTGACACTCATACTTAATATCGGTCATTTCAGACGGATCTGTCGCTTCGCGATCTTCTTTTGTGGTGTCCGTGGTACCGGCAATACTTGAGCCTACGCCCAGCCCGATAACCTGGCCGTTTTTATCTGGGACGGGAACAATATTGATAAGGCTGAGGAATGCGGCGGACATCTGGATATTATCTTCCAGTTTCTGCGCCACGGACGGGGTGATTTCTACCTTGCTGGTCAGTTCCTCAACCGGCACGTCATACAGAGAAGCCAGTTGCATCAGGTAGTTATTAAATTTAAAGCGGGTCTCTTTTTTCATGTTCTCTTTCTCAAATCGGGTGAGGCCGGGATCAGCAGTCCGTCAGCAGTTCTTCCGGCTGCGTACCGTTGTTGCCGAGTGACACCGGGCGTTTCTGACCGTTGTTATCCTGTTTGCTCAGCTGCGCTTTCAGCTCACTGAGTTCTTTTTTCAGTGTCGCCAGCTCTGCCGGTTCTTCCTGAGTAGTGGCAGGAACCGCATTTTTTTTCAGTGCGGTGACATCGGCCTGAATGGCTTCAATAGCCTTTGCGCATAGCTCAACACTCTGATGCACATCATGAAAACGGGCATCGTCCTGTTTGCCTTTGCCGGTCAGCATTTCGGTGATGCGGCTGAACAGAGACGGGCCTTTCGGCTCTTCCGGTTTTTCATCCGCGAATTCGATCAGCGTTTCTTCTGCCAGGGTGAACACGTTTTCTTTCGCCTGTTTGCGGGCAGCGAACGGGGAATTACCGGACTGCTGACTGAACTGCAACATTTCGGTGCCGAGGCTGGCAGGGCTGTCAGTGACGGCCAGACCAACAAGGTAGGCTTCGCCGGTGTCGGAGAATTTCGGGGCAATCTCAACAGAGGTGTACACCTTCTGACGTTTTTTGTTCATCTGGATCAGTTCGTCAGTCGGAAGCAGGGTTGCGTACAGGGCCAGCTTGCCTTTCAGTGCACCCTCTGTGATTTCAGCCGTATGCACGGACTCGACATCACCAAAACGCGGCATCCATTCATAGCTGAGGTGCTCAAGATTAATGCGCGCCCCGTAGACGTTCGGGTCGTAGTTTTTTTCGATATCGGTCAGCCAGCTGCGCTGTACAGTGCGGCCGTCAGTGGTGGCACCCTCCACGCAAATACGCACCGGCTTTGATTTTACTGTCATGTGAATGACTCCATCAGTCAGGACGGGATTGTCGGTAATGATGGGGCTATGGTTCCGGTGAATTGCTGCGGAAACAATGAAAGGCTGTTGTACGCCGGAGGTATACAACAGAACAGCAGGGCGCGGGGGAAGTGCGGCCAGTAATCTGGCGGCATGGAAACGATAACCGTATTTGACTCACGCAAAAAGGCCATGCACCTGTATTTCAGCGGCTACCGTATCGCACGGATCGCGGAAATGCTGGGTGAGAAAGCCTCAACGATTCACAGCTGGAAGCGCCGCGACCAGTGGGACGACATCACGCCCTATGACCGGGTGGAGTTCTCCATTGAAGCGCGGCTGTGCCAGCTTATCGCCAAAGAAAGCAAAGAGGGCAAGGATTACAAAGAGATTGACCTGTTAGGCCGTCAGCTGGAGCGTGCCGCCAAAATCCGGCGCTATCAGAACGGCGGCAATGAGACCGATCTCAACCCGAAACTGGCGAACCGTAACGCCGGTGAACGTAAGGCCCCGGAAAAAAATGTGTTCAGCGACGAACAGATCGAAAAGCTGGAACAGATTTTCATGGGGAACATGTTTGAGTATCAGAAAAACTGGTACCGCGCCGGGGCGCAGAACCGCATCCGCGATATCCTCAAATCCCGCCAGATTGGGGCGACATATTATTTTGCCCGCGAAGCCTTTATGGACGCGCTGCTGACCGGCCGCAATCAGATATTTCTTTCCGCCAGTAAGGCACAGGCACATGTATTCAAGCAGTACATCATTGAGATTGCCCGCGAAGTCGATGTTGACCTGAAAGGCGACCCGATTGTCCTGCCGAACGGTGCCACCCTGTATTTCCTCGGTACCAATGCCCGGACCGCACAAAGTTATCACGGCAATCTTTACCTGGATGAGTATTTCTGGATCCCGAAGTTCCAGGAGCTGCGCAAAGTCGCTTCCGGCATGGCGATGCACAAAAAATGGCGGCAGACCTACTTTTCCACGCCGTCAAGTCTGACCCACAGCGCGTATCCGTTCTGGTCAGGAAAACTGTTTAACCGCGGCCGTGCCAAAGCCGATCACGTGGATATTGATATCAGCCATGCGGCATTACGTGACGGGCGGCTGTGTGAGGATGGTCAGTGGCGGCAGATTGTTACCGTTGAAGACGCGGTACGCGGCGGCTGTGACCTGTTTGATATCGCACAACTGCGCCTTGAATACAGCCCGGACGAATATCAGAACCTGCTGATGTGTGACTTTGTGGACGATATCGCGTCCATTTTCTCGCTGGAACTGATGCAGAGTTGCCTGGTTGATTCATGGGATGTGTGGGAGGACTTTCAGCCGGAACTGTACCGGCCATACGGTCACCGGCCGGTCTGGATCGGCTATGACCCGGCGAAAGGTACCGAGGGCGGCGACAGCGCCGGGTGTGTGGTGATTGCACCGCCGGTGATGTTCGGCGGCGCATTCCGCATCCTTGAGCGCCACCAGTGGCGCGGGATGGATTTCCGCGCTCAGGCGGAAGCTATCAAACAACTGACCGAGCGTTACAACGTGGAATACATCGGTATCGACAGTACCGGTATCGGCCACGGTGTTTACAAATCGGTGCAGGAGTTTTTCCCGCAGGTGCGGGAGTTCGTCTATAACCCGGCGGTAAAAAACGCCCTGGTGCTGAAAGCATGGGATGTCATCAACAGCGGACGCCTTGAGTTCGACGCCGGAGACCGGGACGTCATTCAGTCGTTTATGTCTATCCGCCGCTCAACCACCGCCAGCGGCAACCGCCCGACCTATGAAGCCAGCCGCAGCGAGGACGCCAGTCATGCGGATCTCGCCTGGGCGGCAATGCACGCCCTGTATAACGAACCTATCACAGGTGAAAACACTCAACATCATAATATCGTGGAGCTTTATTAATGAGCCGCAGAAACAAAAACAAACAGCATAAACAACAGAATACCGGCGGCGTGGAGGCGTTCACGTTCGGTGAGCCGGTGTCGGTGCTCGACAGCCGCGAGATTTATGATTACCTGGAGTGTGTCCGGATGGAGCACTGGTATGAACCGCCACTCAGTTTTAACGGACTGTCCAAAGCGTTCCGGGCAGCGCCGCATCACAGCAGCGCAATCTATGTAAAACGTAACATACTGACCAGCACCTTTATCCCGCACCCGCTGTTAGACCGGAAAACCTTTGACAGTTTCGCGCTGGACTTCCTGATGTTCGGCAACGCCTACGTTGAAACCCGTTACAACCGTCTCGGCGGCATCCTGCGGTTTGACCACGCCCCGGCGAAATACACCCGGCGCGGGATTGACGGGGATCAGTACTGGTTCACCAAATACGGCTATGAGAGTGAACCGTACCCGTTTGAACCCGGTGCGGTGTTTCATCTGATTGAACCTGATGTGAATCAGGAACTGTACGGCCTGCCGGAATATCTGGCCGCACTGCCGTCAACCCTGCTGAACGAATCCGCCACGCTGTTCCGCCGCCGGTATTATCTTAACGGCAGTCATGCCGGGTACATCATGTATATCAGTGATTCCTCCCAGACGCCGGGTGATATCGACAACATCCGTAAAGCGGTACGCAGCAGCAAAGGACCCGGCAACTTCCGCAACCTGTTCCTGTATGCCCCGAACGGGAAGAAAGACGGCATTCAGATCATGCCGCTCAGTGAAGTCGCCGCTAAGGATGAATTTCTGAACATCAAGAACGTCAGCCGTGATGACATGCTGGCGGCGCACCGGGTACCGCCGCAGCTGATGGGCATCCTGCCGCAGAACACCGGCGGCTTCGGTGATGTGGAAAAGGCAGCAAAGGTGTTTGTCCGTAATGAACTGATGCCGCTACAGGCCAAGATGAAACAGCTGAATGACTGGTGCGGTCAGGAGGTGATCCGGTTTGAGGATTACCGGCTACCGGATGATTAATCACAATACGAAAACAGGAACCGCCGGCAGGCGGTTTTTTAATGCCGCTATTACCTTTCCTGTATCGCACTGTGCGACGACCTGAAAAAAGATAACCCGTATCACCTCTTTTTGTTTTTAACGCCACCACGCCCGGGAAATTTGCGACAACCGGGAAGCGAATAAACATGCCGCCGCGCAATCGTAGCCCCGCCACGCCTGCCCACTAAACAGGGCGGTTTTCATGCACCCGCAAGAGATCCTCTGAACCCCGCCGGATATGGGGCGGTGCGGCTATGGAAATCCTTTTCCGTTTATGCGGTTTTTGGTGGTTTCTGCATGAATTTGTGTAATTAATGAGATAACAAAAAACGCTGTTCTGTATAGAACAGCGATAGCGGTAAATTTATGAACGTCTAAAGTCTCTTGTGTAATTATTTATAATATCTGATTTTCGTAATTTATATGAAATTAATCTTTCATGGATAAATTTATCATCATGTGTTTTATCACTAGAGCAAATGGAATTAATAAAATCAAAGATGGAGACTTTGAATTTTTCAAGTTCATTAGTAGACATTATTCTCGTATCTTCATTTAAGGTTGCTGCATGTTCAGGATAATTAGATGGGTGTATCATGATTGGGTGAAATTTAGCTGTTTGGTCATATTTGTTTCTAAACCAAGCACCTGAACCATTTAGTTGATTACAATCATATTTGCTAATTCTATTTGTGGTGGCTCCATTTTTACATTCGATTATTAAGTAATAATTATCCCCCAGGGACCATAAATTATCAGGGCCTTTCCCAGTGTCATTCTCTGGGCGTTGGCTTCTGAACCCTATTAGCCTAGCAATTTGATTAATGGCATTTTCAAATTGATTTGATGTGTTCTCTATGAAAATAAGATTTTCAAGAACTGAATTTGTATATATAAGTATTTCATTGTTTGTTCTGAATTTATTTCTTAAGTATAGGCTACATTCTTTTGCCTGTTCTAATGATATTCCATTTAATCTATTGTATGTAACTCCTGATAAAGGTTTTAAAATACGGTAGTTATCTGATGATGCTGATTGTAGTAGTATTTGGGCATCATTGGTGTCATGTAAATTGACGTATTCAGCAGCATGTTCTTTTAAGAATCCCTTATAGTTTCTATCAGTTACATTGCTGTCATCAATTAAAATTCTTGCGGCTTCTTGACTATTATTGCGTGAGGCCAGATCATATGCTTTTCTCTTATTAATAGTGTGTTTATCAATGTTATTTTGAGTAACGGATAAACCAGCTAACGCGCCTTTACTAGTTGATACCCAATCTTGTTTTCGTAATAAGCAATAATCAAGGGTGCCTTTAATTGTTGAAATGGTTTTGTCAGGCATGATATTTACTAATTTTTGTGATAATTCTATTTGTGCTCTGGTCGCTGGGGAGAATTTATCTAAATATGAGCCAAGAAATACGGTGCTATTCAATGTTTTTCCTAATAGGATTACACCACAATAATCATCACTTGAACGGACACCACGTCCCATACCCTGTTCAATTTTTTGTATGATTTCTCCTTTGTTTTTTTCACTCCCCATTAACATACCTTGGTTTACTTTATCAATCAAGCGACGGACATCAGGAAGTCCATCAATGACTAAAAGTCGGCACGCAGTATTTGGTAAATCAATACCATCATACCTATTTATTAAAATAACTAGACCAACATGTTTATTTCGTAATTCTTGAATGCCTTGATGTAAATTCTTGGTATCTAAAATTTCATCTGCAACATCACTCCAAAATGAAGCTCTGTATTTTGATGGGACTATAACTACAACGTTATGAGCTTGTGAGATATCCTTACACATTTTTTTTATTTCTATATCACTCAAGTAAGGATTAATCACTTGCGGCATTAAAATCATTCTATCGCCAATATCACCTACTGTTTTAGGTGTTATGGGATTAGATAATGATTCATCGGTTATTCCAAAATGACTGGCTAAGATTGATTCATCAACAAGTGTTGCTGTCATAAATATTTTTCGGCGAGCATTTGATAAGCTTGGAATCATATGAATAGGTATACAATGGGGAGATATTTCAATTTTTGATGCACTAACTACACATTTTGAAAGTAATAAATTTTCTTTAATTAAAGACCATTTAAAATCTAAATCTTTTTTATCTTTGTTATTTAAAAGTATTTTTGTTATATCATCAATGCTATCTTGCCATTTCCAGAAAGGAACTCTGACGTAAACATTTTGATCTCCTGATTTTATTTCCAATGTTTTTGCCGTACTTTGAGTCTTTAGTGAATTTTCAAATATTTTGAAAAGTTGACTGTAAGCTGGATTATCACGGGAAATATTTAATGTAAATTGCTCTTCAATCGTAGAAAGGCATGCATGAGCATCATCAATTATGATAGAACCAATTTGTATTTTTTCACCTTCATCCCCAACACCAAAAACGGATTTGCCATTGACAAATTTAAAGATATTTGTAACAAGAATTTCTTGTCCAGCCACAAATTTAGGTGATCTTTCATCGTTAGTTGCTGGAATGCCAAGCAAATTTGCTTCTTCTATAACTTGTGCTACCAGATAATTATCAGGTACAAGATATACTACAGGACCGACACCTTCGTTAATGCAGCTTTTCAAAATAATTAGACCAACAGAAGTTTTTCCACTACCCGTATTCATTTTTATAACAGTTGTTTCATTATCTCTGGAATCGAACCATTTTGCCCAAACCTCAGATTGAACATCACGGGGATATTGAAACTTTGTATCTTTATTGGGGAGAGTGGTAAAGATATCACGCGGTGGAATTGCAGTGTTACTATCAATACCACTGGAAATCTTTGATAAGTCAAGATTAAATGCAGACATTTAAATTTACCTCTTATGAAATTTTCCATATGTCAATAGGTTACTTGCTTCTTATTGGTATATTCTAGGCTGTTTTGAATATAAAATCATACTAAAGATTAATGAATTAATTAAATTTAAGACAAATATTTTTTTATCATCTAAAAATAAGATTTTTAAATGATATATCATCAAGAAATACCTGAGATTTATCTGACGAGGTCATTAGGTTGGAATATATTTTTAACTAGAAAATCATAAGGTTATGCATGAAGATTATTAAATATTTCAATAGGATGATTGAATAATCACTTATCCAATATTTACGATTCGGTTCAGTATTGACATCACTCTCCACTTCTGCTATTCAACCTTTAATCACATTCTCTCCGCTTTCGCCTATCACCCAGAGCCAGCGTCATCCGGCCATCACGGAACAACAGTTTTTGATCACCGTAATCAACGGTCATGCCCCGGATAAACATCATCATCAGCCCGTCCGCTGGCATTTCATGCCCCATTGCGGCGGTGAATTTCTGTATTTCAGGGATGAATGCGATTTCTTCGCCGCTTAAAGTGATGCGGGAATTAACTCGGCTGGCAACTTGTACCGGTTCTGCTGCCTGTGCCGCTTTCTCAGCGGCCTTATCACTCAGGCATGAACCCCAAGGTTTTATTTGGTAAACCCCTGTCACGCCGTAGTTTGGCGCTAAATCTGGCGATTTATCACCATCGGTTGAGATCACCGATCCACAGTTATTGACAGGACTCCGAGGGTCGGCGATGCCGCCCTTTAAAAGATTAAAATCAAAACCAACGGCAACCGGTGCTGGGTTTTGGTTGTCGCGTTTTTTAACAATCCGGTATTTACGTTCGCGGGTCGTAATAATATCCCCGCCAAATGGTGAATAGATCCCGAAAACCTCCGGCACAGCCTCGTCATATTGGTTTTTATGCTCAGCGGTACGCCTCGCCACCCGGATTGTTTGCAGGTTGCGCGGGGTACAAGGCCCTCCCTGTGAAATGATGTAATCATCAAAATATCCCTTGTCTGCAGCAAATCTGACCTTCTCTGCCACATCACCAATTTGCTCAGCGATAGATGTTCCGCGCAACTTGCGGCACTCGCGGTAAGCGCCTTTTGACGGCAGGTTATAAAAATGAAACTGTGGTATACGCCATGTTGCCGCCCAAGCGGTCACGGCTGCGGCGGTGTCGCTCAGTGGTTTTCCGGTATCTAAGTCGGTTTCGCCGTCCAGCGCGTATCCGTCGATATTCTTAGAAATGTATTTCGCTATGTAGCTGATAGCACCGCCTTTATTCATGTGCTCACACTTAAAGCGGTGTTCTTTTGCGCCTTTTTCATCACCATCAGTGGCGAGGGCTTTTTTTCGCATGATATCAATCACCGCCGCACGGCTGGCTTTATCGGTAAACAGCAATAAATGCCAGTGCGGGGTAGCATCATGATGCGGCTCAACCACGCGCACGCCGTAAACTTTCAGACCGTAATCTTTGAAAGCGGTACGAATGTTTGACCAGACGCGAACAAGATAAGCCTGAGCATCTTTCGGTGTGTACGCCTCATCCGCCCAGTTCCGGTTAATAATCGCTGTTTTCTCGCCTTTTTTACCGACAAGTTTTGTCGGATGGTATTTTGACGGGGTAGTGATGGTAATAAACATACCGATATCCCCGCGCTGTACCGCAACATTTTCAATACCGCGGATCTGCGCCATTAGTTCCATCCGGCGGATCTCAGGATTGGCTATACTGCCGATAACTTTCTCAAACAAATCAAACCGCTCACCGGTTTCGGTATCTTCGATATCCATTTGTTTCAGGTATTCTTCGTTCGCTTTACGCTGCGCCCGGACATCATTAATTGCCTGGCGGCTGGCATACGGGCGCTTGTTTTTATTAACTGCCATCACCGCGATAAATAACTCCTCACGCCAGCGGGTACGGTGCGTGCGTAACCGGCGTAGCCAGTAATCCTCATTGACCAGGCGGGCAAGTGCAGAGTGAACGTTTTTATCGGTAATCGTGCACTCTCGGTATTTTGTGTAATACATTGGGGTAACATGCAGTGCCCTTGCATCTTCGGCGACTTTTCCGTAAAGCTCGTAAAGATACAAAGGCTCAAAAACAGCCTCCGGACTGATTGCCGATACTTCATCAATCAGTGTGTGAATGCGCTCAAAAAACGCTTTCGCGAATTGTTTTGCCAGCCCTTTAACAGCTTTATCTGACATCTCAGGCAGCAAGTTAAACCGCCCTGAGTCAGCAGATGAAAAGCGGGCATTAACGGCATTAATTCGCGGAAGAACTTTCTGATAAAAGGTGAAGTAAAGATAATAGTGCGCTTTCTTCAGCCCCTCTTCTGACAGGACTTTTTCATAACGCTTTCTGAACGGAAAGCGCAGCATACGCGGCAACCGCTCAATCTCATTAAGCAATGCCTGATGCTGCTGTAACTGTTCGGCAGACAACGGCAGCTCAAAACCCAGCACCGCCTCATGTCGCTTTTTGTTCCACTCATGCACAAAAACCGCCGGTTCCGGCGGAGGCTGCACGCTGAAATCAATGACTTTTCCGGTCATGGCTGATCACCAACCGGCATTTCCCGGAGTACAGACAACGCTGTCTGACAACGTTTCACTATCATTTCGCTGAAACGCAGATATTCATCCAGTGTTTTCACCGGCTTATCTTTCGTCCTGATAACCTGCATGGCAACCAGATCAGCAACCATCACGACAGGGTTGTCATACCGTGCAACCAGTGACCAGCTATTATTTTTAAGATCAGCCTCAATCAGCGCATATGCCGGAAGTGATGCGTGCTCTTCCGGCAGTCTGCGAGCGATAGCATAGCGGGTATCGGTAATATAAATGCCGTTGCGCGGATCGGTGATACTCATCAGCAACCACCCAGCACAGCAATAATTTCAAGTGCTTTTTCTCTGTTTCCGTTCGCCGATATTCTTCGCGGTGCTTCTATTTCGTGGATGGTGAAGCCTAAATCTGCATACAGCTCTTTTGCGGCCAGCGAGTTTGATACTGTGACCGGATTGCCTTTGGTGGCATGCAGGGCTTGCAACGCGTCGGCAAGAGCGACCTGATCACCATCATTAAAACCTTCGGTGTGGTACCGGGTAAAACCGGTGCCCATATAAGGGGGATCACAATAAATACCGTCACCGGCACAGGTCTGTAACAGCGTTGCCGCCCAGCCCTGGCATTTAATATCAGCTTTGTGTGCTTTCGTAGCAAAGGCGCGGATCTCTTCTTCCGGAAAGTATGTTTTTTTATAATTTCCGCACGGTACATTAAAACCACCTTTCTGATTGTAGCGGCACAATCCGTTGTAACAGTGACGGTTTAAATATAAGAAATACGCGGCGATATACTCTGGCTGCAATACATGTTTACTTTTATTAAAAAAATCGCGCTCTATATAATAACCTGACTCGACAGCCTCCAATTCAAAAAGACCGTATGCAGTTCTTATAACCTCATCAATATTATCTGACGCCATTTGCTGATACATGGTAATTAAATCGTTATTCACATCTGCAATTAAATACTGCTCATAGTCAGTATTCATCATCACAGCACAAGAACCGGCGAACGGTTCAACGAGGCGTTTTGTTTTTGGCAGGTACGGGCGCAGCTGTTCCATAATGCCGACTTTTGAACCCGCCCATTTGAGGATGGTTTTATTCATTGCCAACTTTCCTTCTTACAACTTTTGTCTTCCCGCAACACAAGCAGCCTAATTTACGCTCGGCGAAAGATACTCCGTCAGCCATATCCCAATAAATCACGTTTAAATCAGTCCATTTATGCAGACCTATAAAGCAGCGAATATTCATCTCACACGCTCCGGTAATGTTTGTTTTTCAGTTCATCAATTGCCTGGCAATCAATGCACATGGTGCAGCCGATCACAGCGCGGCGACGTGGCTCAGGAATTTGCTTACCGCACCCCTCACATTCAAACGCGGACACACCCGCAGCAGTAATACGGGCGGCGGCTATCTGGCTTTCAAGTACAAGCGCGGCGTGGTCATTGGCGCGATCGATTTCGTCAGACATGGTTCAGCTCTCCCGCTTCGTTTTCGATACGGTCAGCCTCATCATTGAGCAGGTGATAAATTTCTGTTGGTGTCATTTTCTGGCTTAATGCTTTGTATGAAATGGTGCGTAAACGACCAGAAAAAACATTCATCAGGGTTTTGCGCTCGTCTTCGCGGTTGGCTTTGATGTTTTCAGCTACAGGGGTGAATATTGGATCCGGAATTGATTTCATTTTAAAACCTCATTATTTAGGTAATAAAAAGCCCTGACCGGTTAAGGTCATTTTCTTTTTGGTCAATATTTAAATCGGGTATGAAATGTTTTTCGGCATTAACGCCGTCAGTGATTTTATTTTATTAATGGCAATAATTAATTGCTGCTTTTCCTCTTTTATCAGGTCTGTATATTTTCTTTCTTTATTACCCAATTCCGCAAGAAAGAAAATCATATCCAGCATTCGTTTGTCTGACAGCCGCATATATTCAATAAATCCGGCAAGTTCGCTATTATCTGGATTATCCTGTTTGTTTTTGAAAAAAACAGTTGTCCGCAATGCCCCGGTCTCTGTCAGTTTTTTTGTTCTTTCAGAAAATGACATACCGTTATTTTTGTAACTCTTAACGCCAGCCAGTGAACAATTAATATCTTCACTCTGTAACCGTGATGTAATATCAATTAATTCAGCTGTTGCATGCATAAGTCACCGCCGTTATTTCTTATCGAACAATGAATCTATAAAACCTGTCGCCTGTGCCAGTGCGTCAAACTTCCCGAACGAGTGGCAGCTATCAGCCCCTTCAGACAAGGTGACGTGGTAGTGCGTTATTTTCCGTGTCGCGTTACGCGGCAGGGTGATAATAATAAATCCGCGATATTCCTGACTGTGTGTGCTGATTTGCTTAACCATTGATCACCTAACTATTCCGTAATGCGTCTTTCAACATTGCAATCATGTTGACCTGAACAGTGTCCTTCTCGCGTACCTTTGGCCGAATGATTATTTCTCCGCGTCTCACCATAGCCCTGCATGTACTTAACGTGATCCCGGATATCCGGGCATACTCTTTCAGCGAGACATATGGCGAAGCGACACTGAATTCATACGTTACCTTGCTCATCATTTTTGCCGTTAAAGGCTTTTAAGCCTTCCAGAAAAATCAGACGAGCCATAGCGGACATGGAACGGCTGTCTCGCTCAGCAAGGTGCTCTAATGCACCATGCTCAGAACAAAACAACCGCATAGGTACGAGCTTTTTTTCCTCAACGGAACGCGGTAAACGCGACCGTGAGTGATCTTTTGCTTGTTTCATCATGATATATTGTGATCCACTAAGTTCCTGTTTAAATCACTTTAAGGAAGAATTATTCCTATGTCAACCTCAAAAGAGGAACTATTGTTCCTAATTGGTCAGAGAATAAGAAGAGAAAGAGAAAATTCTGGCATCAGCCAAGAAGAAATCGCGAAAAATATTGGTGTGTCTACAAGGACATGGGGTAAATATGAACGCGGTGAAACGGTTCCTGATGCTACGGTATTAGCGATGCTATCTGGCTTGTATGGATTCGATACTAATTTTATTTTGACGGGACGTTCGTCTATACCAACGGATATAACACAAGAAGAACAAACTCTGATAGAGAATTACCGCGCAATGAATGATGCGGCACGATTAAATATGCAGGCGGTTGGCGTTGCGTTCGCGCAATCAGAATTAGTTGAAAAAAAGAAGGTTAAATAACTTTAATTTACTGTACCCAAAATAGGAGCCGTTAAAATGAAGAAAATAGTATTATCCTGTGCTTTATTGCTCATATCTTCTGCTGCTTTAGCAATGCCGCTGAAAGCAATCTCAAAAGATGATTACGGAGACAAGTGGGCTTTCACAAGTGATGAAGTTCAGTTGCAGTGCATTGATGGTGGCGCTTTTGTTATGGACTATGACACGAATAATGTTTATGCCATGACAGGACTTGCCAATCAATTAGCGAAAAAAGGAAAGTATCCTGCTGACGATATTAACGGTTCTTCTTTCTGGAAAGAAAATCCGGATATGCCTGGTGCAAAAATAAGTTTGGCTCCGTTTATTTCTGACGCTCTCGCGTTGTGTGACAAATAAAATAGGATCTCGCTGTGGCTGTAAGCAAATTACCTAATGGAAAATGGTTGTGTCAGTGCTTCCCGGAGGGCAGGGACGGAAAGCGTATACGAAAGACTTTTGCCACTAAAGGCGAAGCTCTCGGTTACGAACGCCGCATTATGCAGGAAGCGGAAGAAAGCAGTTTGTATTCTGTGAATGATTCTAACGCTGTTCTGCTCAGTGATTTAATTAGCCGTTGGTATGATATGCACGGTAAAACACTGAGTGACGGGAAGTCACGTAAAGGTAAACTTGATGCTATATGCGAACGGCTCAGCGATCCGTTAGCCTCTGATTTTGATAAAAATCTATTTGCTCAATACCGTGAACACCGGTTAAAAGGCAAGTGGAATGCGAAAGGCAGGGGGTCACCAAAGCAATCAACTGTTAACCGTGAGCAATCGTATCTTCACGCAGTATTTGCGGAGCTCAGGCGCTTAGGTGAATGGACTGGTGATAATCCGCTTGATGGTGTTCGCCAGTTCAAAGAGTCTGATCAGGAACTGGCTTTTTTATACGCAGAGGATATAAAAAGATTACTGGCTGCGTGTGATGACTCCAGCAATAAAGATTTAGGCATTGTTGTCCGGATTTGCCTGGCAACCGGCGCACGCTGGGGTGAAGCGCAGGGCTTAACTCAATCACACGTTATGCCTTGTAAAGTGACTTATACACAAACCAAATCCAAGAAGAACCGAACCGTTCCGATATCAAGGACCTTATTTGACAAATTACCCAAACGGCGGGGGGCTTTATTTTCTAACTGCTACGATGCTTTTGAGCGGGCATTAAAAAAAGCCAATATCTCACTACCGGAAGGACAGAGAACCCACGTTCTGAGGCATACATTCGCCAGTCACTTTATGATGAATGGTGGAAATATATTAGTTTTACAACAGATATTGGGTCACAGCTCAATAATGATGACGATGCGGTATGCACATTTTTCACCGGATCATCTTGATGCTGCTGTAACCTTAAACCCGCTTGATGAAATAGAAAAATAAGTGGCAGCAAGAGCGGATAAACTGTAATAAATAGCAATAAGCAATAGCTATAATTAGTTGAATTAACGTAACTTATTGTTTTTTAAAATGCTGTCATGGTTTTTAAAATCCCTCGGCCGCAAGGCTGTGCGGGTTCAAGTCCCGCTCTGGGCACCATATAAGAATTCATTGATTTATCAGTGAGTTAGCGTTAAAAGAGAGCGACCTTTATGGTCGCTTTTTTTGTGCTTAAAATAACACTTCACTTTTCCCCGCTCATACTCACCGAAATCTCTCTTAAGTACCGGCAGCATCCATATCTCACAGTTTTATAACCCATTCTGATCATCGGCATTTCGCTTAAACACAACCCCCTACCCACGGCGATAGTTTGATGATTAAATGATAACCCGGAATTTTCAGACCAGTAATCAAGAGATAAATCATGCAAAATAAATACATTATGACCATTTTGATTAGTACCTTACTGTCAGGCTGCTCTGCGTTTGATAATAATCACGGGACTAATTGGGGAAGTGGTACTTGCCCGGAGCCATCCACTGATGAGATTGCAGCGTCAGGGCATCTTAAAATCATGGATGGCAGGACACTGAAATGTCAGTTGCGCCCTTATGTCAGTAATATGGCCTGTCAGGGCATTACGGATAGCACGAACGCAGACGGCATGGTTTGTCAGGATGCATCAGGAAAGGGAATGTTATTTATCTTTGATGATAACGGTGTGCTCAAAGGGCATAAGTCGCTGCAGAATTGAACCGGAATGAAGCACAGAAAATACAGAGGTATCAGTTCTCTCATCAGGTCAAATCCTATTCCATATCGCCAATTCTCTTTGCTAATATCACTATAATACTAAAACCACTGATGACCGGGGACAGACACGGAAAGCACCGTTAAGGGATGAACATGAAAAAAGTTTATTTTTGATTTTGGGAATTATGCTGATTGGCGGCTGTCAGGCACCGGCAAATAACAGTGCAACAGACGGGATGTCTGAAAAATGGGGAAACTGCCTTATCCGTTATTCTGCCGGGCAGGCACTGACAACCACTGACAGCAAAAAAACAATTACCGATAACGCGTATAAGAATTGTAAGAAAGAAATGAATGAAGCGGTGGATATGCTGGTTGAGGATATCTCAGCGGGTAGCGCAACTAAAGCAGCCGCCAGAAAAAAGGCGTTTGAGATGATAGAAGAAGGGTACAGACAAGAGATTGTTCCTGAGCTCTATAATGCTATCGATGAAGTCAGAAAATTATAACAGCACAAAAATTACTGTGCTGTTATGACCCCGGATGTAATATCCGGCACCTGAATTCTGCAGGTGCCGGTGTTTTCTGAAATGCCTCAAGGCAGGTGATTTTCTCAGTCAGATTTTTTCTTTCATCACAGGATAATAAATTAACAGTATTATCAGTGAGCAGAGCGGAATGGTAATAACGCAATGCTGTTTGTAAATCCTCACCGGAAGGGGCGCAGCTGCCCGGGGTATTCTTATTATCCGTCAGCATCATAAGATTTGCATCGGTATAATTTATAATCATCTGAGGTGACGGATAACGAAGCATATTCTCAGAAAAGAATTTGATAGCGGATGTGTAATTTTTATTATGCATGGCATCAAATGCCAGATCGTTAAACTCTGAAAACAACGGGTTATCCGGCGTGATCTTTGCCTGTCTGAGGCTGGAAATTACCAATTTTGCATTTGCTGCATCCGGTGGAGAGCGCAGTACAGCCGGACCGGTATCAGCTGAAGCAGAAAGGGAGATGCTCCACAGAAATAACACCGAAAATAACTGTTTCATTATGCAAAAATAGCCTTTTATTGATTGCCTCTTCTTAAGATTAATCAATTAGTGATCTTATGTAAATATCTGGTCCTAAAGTGAAGTGGTTTTATTATTTTTATGCGGGATATACCGGAAAAGGAGAAATGGCAAAGTAAACAAGTGAAAATGAAAATATCATGTGTCTGACTTTAGTCAGTCATGAGTGCATAAATAATATATAATATTTGATGGTGTTTATATTGAAAAACGGAATAACAATACAAAGCCAGAGGTGTATGATGGATAATTCATCACCGGATAATGTTCAGATCCGGGAGTTTGTGGAACGCTTAAAAACGGTGACAGGGTCGCGTTTTTTTCATTATCTGAATGATAAGCAAGTTAAAACCACGTGTCTGATGTGCGGGCATAATGGCAGGCAGGTTATAGATGAAACAAACTATACGACAGCGCAGGACCGGCTGGATAACAAACCTCCGCGTACGTTCGTCACATTTTATTACCACACTCCGGGGATTCCGGCAGACAGTATAAACCATTATTATTATCGTCTTATCTGTGATAACTGTGGTTTTGTTACTCAGCACAGCGCCAGATATGTCATAAACTGGCTGGATGAAGAAGCACTCCGGGAACAGCATCTGTCGGATGCTGAATGGGTAAATATGCCGGAACCGGCTACTGCAGAACCGGACGAAGAATAACTGCACATATAATACCGGGGGATAACGCCCGGTTTTTTCTTTTCTGTATTCCTTTGACTGCGTTTTTAATCACCATCTTCTTGCTTTGCCATCAAAATATTGTGATTTTTAAGAACTTTACTTTGCCTTAGCGGCAAGGTTCAATGTCATACGCAGAATTACCTGCAGGAAAAGGTGAACGGAGGATATATGGAAGATGGTTTAATGGTTATTGCGGGACTGGCGCTTGTTGCCGCAGCTGCAGGTCTGGTAAAGCCTTCTCTTGTGGGGATGAAGAGCCGTGTTGGCGCGGTATTGGGTTATCTTATTATTTTCATTATTTTTTTAGTACCTGCATTAATACTGATGCCCGACTGACAGAATAATATCTGAATTGTTCAGACATTGTGGAGAGAGCTTTATTAAATGTAAATATGGTAAAGTTATTTCTTATCACATTGACCTTTCCCTTAGGGCAACCTTTATGATTAATTCCATCAACCAAATACGAAAAAGGAATTAATCATGAAAAAAACACTTATTCTCACTGCTCTGTTATCCGGCGTTATGACATTCGGTGCCGTGGCAAATCCGGTATTATTAAGTGGTGATATGCATGCTGTTACCACTCCGGTGCAGAAAGAGCTGGGTGATTCTATGATGCGTATGCATGATGATATGGCAAAAACATTATCTGAGCAAAATGCGGATATTGCATTTGCTGAAGGTATGATTGCACATCATAAAGGAGCTGTTGAAATGGCTCAAATTGAACTGAAGTATGGTTCAGATCCGGAAATGCGTAAGTTAGCTCAGGACATTATTGATGCACAGGGACCGGAAATAAAGCAGATGCAGGATTGGCTTAAAAACAATAAGCCAGCAAAGAAATAAATATTTAATAATTACGGCATATCTTTTCGGATATGCCGTTTTTGTATTATTGCTGTTAATTTTATTTATTAAATTCCATTCAGATCGCAAAAAAAACACACCGGTACGTAAAAATCACAATGCTGGTAGACAATCCCCTTTCAAAGACATATTAAATATCCCGTCAGTTGATGAAGATTCATTCAATGCCGGATTGAATTTTCAATATTATTGTCAAATTAAATTATTTTAAGAAAAGGATATTCTATGCCGGACCCGGAAATTACTGCATTTTTTACAAAATATCAGGAGTCAAAAAAAATTCCTGAGTTTTCGCGTCTGCAATGGCTGTCTGATGCGGCAGGACGCGCGGAACAACTGTCATTGACGACACATCCGTTTGCTTTTACACATCCCTGTGCCCGCAGGAATCGCTATGGCAAAGCGGGAGCGATACTGGCGGAGGTTAAAAAGAAAAATGATGGCTTTCTGCGATCCGGTAATGTGGTTGTTCCGCAGGATGCTGAGGGTAATGCTGCTGCACTGGAAATATATACGTTTCTGATGCTGAAAATGCAGGATGGAAAAACATTACTGACACATTTGTGTGAGGAAAGTGAAACGGCAAAGAAAATTCTGGGCAGTGAAAATTACCGGAAGTTGCGGGCCAGTTTTTTACGGATATTCTCCGGAGAGGGCGTACCGTCAACAAATTCAAAGATAAAACAGGTTTTTTTCCCCGTGCCGGGTAAAGAATGTAATGCGGGTTATCATTTACTGTCAGTTCTGACACCATCGGGGTTATTATTTGAGTTATACCGCCGGCTTGGTAAATCCGGTATATTCCCGGGTCATCTTGTTGTGATTCATATTGGCGGGTCTAAACCACAAAATATTTCTGCACTTAATATGCAGAATAAAGGGAAAGCCTGTTTATTATTATCTGTCCCGCCGGGAGCCGTCACTACCGGAGGTCGTTACAGTGTCCATTAATTATCTGCTGCTGAAAAATATTCTTATCCGGAATGCCAATGCGTTATCCGGTGCACTGATAGCAGGTTTCCCGGCAGTTACTGCCTGGCTGGGATTTATTCATGCTCTTGAACGAAAAGTGAGGAAACAAGGTTTTCCGTCCGTCAGGTTTAATCACGCTGGTATTATCTGTCACTACTGTCATTTACAACTGTATGCGGAACCCGGAGGGGTAATGTATTCCGCATTAAACAGGCGGAAATCACCGGATAAAAAAGGCAAAACCCCATCACTGGTTGAGGACGTATATTGTCATCTCAATGTTTCACTGCTTATTTGCGGCGGGAATATACAAGATAAAAATAAGGAATTCCTCACTGTGGTATCTGAAACAATAAAAATGCTGAAAATTGCCGGCGGGGATATTACAGATTCCGGTAAACAAGAGACCGGCTCTTTTCCTGACAGTAAACCGCGATGGTGTGAATTGCGGCAATGTATTGCTTCGGGATATGCATTACTGGAGCGGCGGGATGTCATGGTCAATGCAATGAACAGCGGAATGGATGCAATGGAGGCATTACTGAAATATACCACTGCTCCCGGTTCGGTGCTGATCCCGGTCGTCACCGGATATCAGGGGCTTTCCCCGCCGGGAATAGTGAAAAATGCCAGGGCAGAAGGTATACCCCACCGTTTTGCGGAAAGTGTTATTACCTTAGGGGAATTCCGGCCGGTGGATAAATTGCGGGATCCTTCGGATATGTTGTGGCGTTATCACTATTTACCTGACGAGAACCTTTATCTGTGTCAGCAGGGAAAACACGATTAACGGAAAAGAGAAAATGACCGGACTCAGGAATATACCGTCTGTTTTATCATTTTCAAAAAAACTGATCCCCTCTGACGGTATTTTTTCCGGAACATCACAGCATCCGGATTCACGGGTTACTCCGCTGACAATACAGACGAGAACTGTCCGGGGAACATTTGCTTTCCGCCGGAAAAACGGGAGGGGAAATGAAAAAATATCCGGACAGAACATTAATGATCCCAATATTCAGTCTATGGATTACTGCATGCTGGAAGCTGAACAAAATGTAATCATATTTAGCTTCTCACTGAAAATTACCGGTGGGCTGAAATATCCTGCTGCCTGTAATAATGAAATATTCCGTCAGCGCTATCAGGCGGTAATAACGGATTATCTGGAAAGAGAGCATTGCCGTGAGCCTGCGCGGCGATATGCACATAATATTGCCTGCGGACGTTTTTTGTGGCGGAACCTGGTTGGCGCAGAGCATATTGAGGTGGTTGTGGATAATCTCAGCGCGGAAAAAAAACAGCAGTGGGTATTTGATGCACGCAAATACAGCCTTCGTCATTTTGAGCAGACGGATAATATAGCCGGCGACCTGGGGAGACATATTGCCGCAGCACTGAGTTGCGATGATGGTGCATTATTACTGGCTGTTTCAGCCAGAGTGATAACCGGAAAAGGGCAGGAAATTTATCCCAGTTGTGAATTTGTGATGAATAAAAGAAAGGGGGGGAGCAGCCGGATACTCTGCCATATTGACGGCACTGCGGGAATGCATTCACAAAAAATCGGCAATGCTTTGCGCTCAGTGGATACCTGGTATCCGGCCTTTTCTGATTTAACCGCAGGGGCGGGCGTTATCGCGGCCGATCCCTATGGCGCGGTCACACATCTGGGGGCAGTATTCCGTCCGCCGGGGTCAGGGCAGGATTTTTATACACTCTTTGAAAAATGGGTCAGCGGAAAAAAACTCGCTGAACATGAAGAAAATTATGTCGTGGCAGTGTTAATTCGCGGCGGTGTTTTCGGTGGCGGAGGGTAA